CTTTGTAATCCACAAGGTTTACAACGAAGCTGCCGGTGTAATGCTTGAGCTGGTCATCAGCTACTTTGTTCTCCATTGCCTGTCTGACCGAACCCCAATTAATTTCTTTCTTAGGATAGATACCACAGATGATGTCTTTGTCTGCCTCAATCATCGGTGGAAACTGATTAGCAAAGAACTTAATGTCAGCGTCAATAAACATCAAGTGTGTTGCCTTTTCCATCTTTAAAAAGTTATGCGCCAGTGCGTTACGAGCGCGGGTAATCAAGCTCTCATTGAACATGAAGCTAAAGCTAATGTCCGTGTCTGTGGTCATCATTACGCGCTGAAGCTCCATTACGCCTTGCATAAAGAAGCCAGTGCATTGACCGCCGTACATTGGTGTTGCTACGAAGATGTGATTCTTTTTCTTTGCTTTTGCCATTTTGGTTCCCTAAGTTAGTAGAGGTGGGGCTACTCAGACCGTCTGCCCCGTAACGTCCTAACCTGCACTCTGGGTGCTCCCTTCTGAGCTAGGTGGGGTTCTGTCCTCTATTGCTTCAATTAAAACGTGTATCGCTCCATTCTTGATAGGTGTGCCACGAATCATCTCGATGTGGTCAACCTGCCAATCATTGTCAAAGACACCAGCATCCTCTAATGAGTCAAGCACGGCTTTGATGCGGTTATCTATATCAATCTTGCGCTTGTCTCTTGGACGCAAAACCATAGTCAATTTCACTTTGCTTGCCCCAAATTTAGGAATGTTGTGTTCGACAACGTAATCTTGCACAGCCGCCTTAAATTGCCGACCAGCCTTGCTTAACACCATGATGCCGCGAAAGTTGCGGTAATAAGTGTTTACAGAAGGTGGTATCGGCAAGTTAAGGGTGATGTGCATCAGAAGGGTATATCGTCACCGCTGCTATCCCGAACTTCTTTTGGATACTGAGCGTCTTTTTGTTTGTCTTTCCAATCAGGGTCAGAGACTAGGATGGAGAAATACTTGCCGTACTGACCCTCGTTTTCCCAAACAGAGAACCGGATGCGTTCACCTTTGACCATCATGTCACCAAGCCACTGAGCTGACGTTGGCTTAGTCATGTTTGGGTTCTTTGTGATACGACCTTTAAGCTCCTGCGGAACGTATTTAGGTTTGCTTTGATATTGTTCTGACATAGTTGGCTTTCTTGTTGGCATTAAGTTAGATATATGTTGCAGCCCATGCAGCTTAAACGTCATCATCAACCTCAACCACGACAGGCTTTGGTTTAGGTTTAGAACGGTCAACTGGGAACATGGCGTTAAACTTTGGCAGATGCACAACGTCTAGCATCTTGCGTCCAGTTTCGTTAGCGTCCATGAACTCTGCTAGCTTGTCGCGCTTCTGCTCGTCAGTAAACTTTGCGCTATTCTTAATCTTATCAACAAGCATTTTGTATGCGTCTAGCCACTCGTCCTGAGTTTCGTGTGAGCTGTAAATAGTGCCATCGGGTAGCACGATGTGATAGCGACCCGTGGGCTTTGCTTCAATGATTTCCTCGACTAAGCCCATGTCCTTGACCTTTGGAGCCGGTGCGTCGAAGTCCATGACCTCTTCTGTCGCATAGTGACCTAGTATGCAAGCAGGATAGACCGAGCGTACAGCGCGAGATACCACACGACTGCGTAACATATCTTCAGGGTACTTAGACCAGCCTGAGCCATCTCTGACAAGCCCAGCAGCCTTCGCCATCTCAAGTGTCCACTCGACGGTTAGAGAGCCGCCAGCAGCGTGACTGAACGTGCCACTGCACTTGGTCTTAGTTACTTCATGCCACTCCACTTTGCCGCCAGCAAGCTGAAACCTTGCAAGCATGGCTTGGCTTTTGAGAGCTGGTCTGCCCTGAATGATGTCGTACTCTTGCACGACAGTAGCTGGGTGTTTGCCTTCAGCCTGTGCGACTAACATCACAGCCATGACCTGCTCTTTTGTTTTGAAGCCGTAAAAATTGCTTTTGACAATAGAGTCAGCCATGACGCTCATGTCATTCACTGGTATTAGATTACTCATTTGAAATGCTCCATAACGGTTAGGATGGTATCAATCACACTGCTAATAGCCATGACATAAATGGCTAGGTCTACTTTAGTCATCTCGTGCCTTCATCATTGCGTCAGCAATTTTATAGGCGGTGGCTGCGTATTCATCTGGCGTTTCGATAAGTCCGGGTTCACGAAACATGGCTTGCATTAAAACCTGCATAGCTTTAGCTGCAAAGTAATCGCGTAGTGTCATCCCGCTATCTGTCATACCAGTTTTAGGGTTGTGTCCATTTGGGAAAGCTGAAATTGTCATTGTGTCCTCACTTGATTAAGAAGCGGCGTGAGCCGCTGGTTGTCGTAACAAACTGCTCATACAGGTCAGGCATTGCTGACTGAAACATCTTGCTATCAAACTTCTTTGAGCCTTTGGATTGCCGCCACGTTGCGATGACGTTGCCATCTGTCGTGACTAGCTCATTGGACTCACGCATATAGTTAAGGATGAGTGTTTGCAGACCTTCCTCATTCTCCTCAAGCTCTTTAATCTGCTCCTTGAGCTTCTTGAGAGCCATCACAGCGTGTTCCATCTGCAAGCTGGCAGTAACGCTTGTGTGCTTGTCTTCCGCGTAGAGCAGCTTGGCTTGCGCCACAGACTCAGGTTCTAATGGTTCCTTGGTCTGCACACGCGCCCATAGCTGCGCCATGTCCTGCACGAGCTTGTCGCGTTGGGAATCAGTAATCGTGAAGTCGAACACCTCGAAATTCTGACCGCCAAACAGGACAGCCAGTACCACACGGTCAATGCCGTGACAGGCACTCTCATGGACTAGCTGCGCCATGTCAGCAGCGGGAATGATTAAGGCTTCGGCATCAAACTTCTTCCGCGCAGCAGCATTGTAGTTTTTAGCCTCGACCAGTGTTTTGCCGTCAGAGCTGACGAAGTCAAAGTGGCTACGCAGCCATGACTCCTTGGGATGGGTAAGCGCGTAGTCAGCGTCCTTAAGCTCAATGCCGAGCTTGGCAGAGGCAAGCCTTCCGATGACGGGCTGCATCGTGTGACCCATTTGGACGGCTTCTACGCCACTTAGGTCTTCGATGGGCATTAGCCCTAGCTTTTTAAGAATGACCTCGTTAGCGCGTCCGTTAGCGGCTTGGCGGCTATCGCCTGACCACCACGCGCTGTTGCGTACTTCGGGTGCAAAATCGTTTCTATCGTTAGCCATTGACCACCCCCATAGCTTGTTTGAAAAGGATGCCCTCAGCCTTGCACTTGCCGAGCGATGTGCGCTGGTATGTGCATAGCTGTAACTTGATGCTGCCATCGACCAAGTTGGTTTCAACGTCAGCCGCGCACTTAGCCCAAATGGACAAGTCCTGCATTGTGGGCGGCGCGTCAGGATAGGTGCAGTGCTTGCAGTGGATGCACAGCGGCTTTGCAGGAACGGAAACGTTTTCCCAGTCGTCATTCATATAAACCCCTATATTGTGGTTAGGATAGTGATACATATTAATTACATTATACATGGTAAGAGTTAGTCTAATTGTTTTTTCCTATGGGTTTCTCCTTTTCGATAGGTACTATTGGAATTGATAAGTACATAAATAAATTTAATGGGTAATTGGGGCAGTGCTTTGGTAACCTTTGGTCACGGGGGCATAACCCACCCCTCGGTGCGGTAGACGCGACCAAGCCGGATAAACAAGGTGCATGGGGCAAGTCATTCCTTGAGTGAAAGCTCATCGGGTGAGCGTAAAACCCAGCTTGCTAGGCAAGTAACCAAGATAAACGAGAGCGTCACTCCCGAAGGGAGAATCACCCGCATACGCATACGGGTGAGGTTTTCCGTTTTCAGAAACAGTTTGTGTTGCAGTTAGTGCCGTAGCAGCAGGTAGTGCAGGTGACCATGCGACCATTCATCGTGTACGTTGTCGTGGTGCATTGCGCGTATACGATGGTTGCGAAGCACGCGAGTAACACAGCGATAATTGCCTTTTTCATTGCTTTTCTCCTATGGGTTTTGTTGCATTGGTACTACCGAAAAAGCCTTTGGGTTCAAATTTTTTAGGTTTAACTATCCAACTGTCTGTACGTTTAGCGGCGCAACTGGCGCAACGCCAGTGAGGCATCCCGCGCACGTTGTATGTCTTAATGCTGGCAGGGACAACCTGACAGCTCATGCACAAGCGTTTAGCAGGTTCAGTCACACTGCCCCCTGTGGTCTCTCGAATCGGGAATAAACAGCATAGTATTTGCCGACACTATCGCGCCCTTTGTTGAGCGCGTGTGTCGCAAACAAGCTCCAATGGTAAGTGTCTTCGTACTCAGCACAACGCCGGTCAAGCTCCTCCGGCGTGTGCGCGAGTATAGTTTCAGTGACTAGCATTAGTCTTCCAATGACTTGTCTGCTAAGTATTGCAACCAAGTAGTTTTAACGTCAGTGTTAGCAGCCGGTGTTGGAACGAATTTGCATCGGTCAAGGATGTATTTGTTGCGAGAGCGTAGGTACTCGATTGCCTCTTGACGCTTCACCTCATTGTAATGACTCATTGTT